CCCTTCTTGCCCTTGTGGTTGATGACGGTCACGAGACCGGCGAGAACGAGGTTCTTCTTGTACGACGCGAGGACGTCGTCACTCCAGACCTCGGGGATGAACTGTGCGGCGTCGGTGACGTCGAACGAGTTCGTATATGCGAGAGAGGTGGCCATTTTGGCAGGTTCCTGTTACACGAAGGTTAGAATTAGCGGACGCGCTTCTCTCTGTAGGCCGTGAGAATCTCGTCCTGCCGCATGTCGAATTCCTCGGGCCGGTTGATCCTCATGTCCATGAGTTCAGCACGGGTGAAGAACTTCTTGCCGTCAGAGGAAGGGACGACCCCGCCAGCAGCCGACCCACCGCTCCGGGCGAGTGTGGCCTGTCTGGCAGACGGCGTGTTGGGCTTCGCAGTTTCCGTCTGCTGGGGAGTGGCCCCCTTCGCAGCGTTGTACTCTTCGTACAAGCCGAAAAGCTCGTCGGCAGCCGAGAAATCACCCTGCGCAGCGGCAAGGCCGAGTCTCTGGCGGTAAGCGCTGGTCTGCAACCAGCTACCGAACTCGGGCTTCGTCATAGTCTCTTGGAAGCCCGGGTGACGCTTTTCGAATTCCTCGGTCAGCAACCTCTCTTCAAGGCTGGCGACTTTGGACTCCAACGCGACTGTCTTGTCCTCCGACGTACGCTTGACAACGGCGAGGATAGCTTCCTCGGGCGATTCAAGGAGTCGGTCCGCAGTCAGTGGTTCCGGCTTCGGCTGATTGGCCTGTTCGCGGGACCGTTCGATGGCGCGTACGCCGATCAACTCGTCCGCGAGTTTGCGGATCACGCCGACCTCATTGTTCTTGCGACCCAGCTCGCTTTCGGCGTTCTGGTGCATGGCAATGATGTCCTTCAGGGACTTGCCGCGATACTTCTCGGGGACGTCGTCCTCGGTAAGCTGCGACTCGGTCGGGGCCTGCTGGGGCTGGGTTGGTGCTGCGGGAGCCTCGCCCCGGTTAAGGGACTCCACTTCCGCCACGGCCTGCTTCTCAGCGGCAAGGATCTGCTCAGGGTCAACAACGATGCTCGTACTCAAGGTCTAGTCTCCGGTAGAACCCGCCCCGGAATTGGGGTTTTGGGTAAACAGTGAGCGGTCGTGGAGACTTAGCGCGGGTTGCGCTTAGACTCGATTTTCGCTCTCTGGCGACGTATGCGTGCCCACTTGTCCCCCATCGTCGGCCAGGATACTGGATCCAGGCCCATCTTGGGGTCGATTGTGGGGGTCCCAACCAGTCGCTTGGTAGGACCGTTGCACTTCGGACACGGAACCGCGTCCTCGTACTTGGCAAGTTCCTCAAAGTTGTGGCCGCAGGCCGCTTCAAGGCACTCGTAGTCGTACAGTCTACGCATCGGCCTCGTCCTCACCCTCAGGGTCGAGGATCGACTGCTCGACTGCGTCCATCAGCTTGGCGAGGTTCAGCAGACGACTGAGTACGTCCAGCTTGCCGCGCACGATGCCGGTGGTGTATTCGTCAATGCGCTGGTTCACGAGCGTGGCCTTGATAAGCTCGACCTCGTCGCTCCAGTCGCGGGTCATCCCGATCCAGCCGGGGTGATCCATCATCGAACGGGTCAGCTTGATCCGTTCCAGTACGTTGGCTTTGTCCATTCGTCCTCCCAGACGTTAGTCTCTGATCTGATTCGCGTCCGACTCGATCTTCTTGACGTCCGCGTTGATCTTCTTCGCCTTCAGGGCCAGATCGAAGGCCTTCAACTGCTGCATCAGCATCGACAGCGAGTTCTGTACTTCGAAGGCCTCGACTTCGCGGAGGTTGATGGCGTTCTTGACCGCCTCTGCCTCCTGCTCGTCGTCCTTGAACTCGGCTTCCGTGTTGGCCAGCTTGGCCTGCGCCATTGCGCGGATACCCTCGGCCCGGGCCTTCTCGGCCTTGGCTTCCAGCTCCACAACCTGCGCTTCCATCTGGCGCATCTGAAGCTCGGCCTGCTTCTTGGCCATAGCCTGCGCTTCGGGGTCCTGCGGCGGGTTGATCCACTCTTCGATAGCAGCGGATATGTCGGCCTTGTGCGGGCTTGAAGAGTTGTCGAAGATCGCCCTCGCCATCACAAAGAACGGCTTCGACTCGCTTGGGACCAAGGAGAGCAACTGCGTAAGCTGCTGCTGCTCAAACTCGCGGGCCATGATGCCCAGCGTGCCCTTGATCTTGAACTTCAGGTCCTTGGGCCACTGCCCGTCCGGAGCGAACTGAGCGTAGCGGGCGTAAATCTTGTGGACGGCCGGCCGGATGAAGCTGCGCTCGATGTTCTGCATCGTGCGGCGGGACCGCTTGATGAAGGACGAGGCGTTGAGGGCCGTGTTCGTCGCACCACCGGCCTGACCGGGGTTGTACGCGGCACCCGGATCCATTGCGCCAGTGGCGGTCTGGACCATGCGCTCCATGTCAGCAGCGTTCTCAAACAGGGCCGGATTGATCTGGCCGAGGGAGAAGGCCGTGAGTACGTCGCCCGGGGCACCCGTCGTGGGCCAGAACTTCCCGGGCCAGACGCCCAGATTCATGCCACGGGGGAGGCGGGTAACATCGCCAGCGATCATGGGGTGAGCCACGAGGCCGAGGGCGTCTAGGCGCGCACGGACCGTGGAATCCAGGCCTTTCTGGGAGTGATAGGCCTTTTCGATGACCCCCCGACCCCAGAAGTACTTCGGGACCGTGTCGTGCTGGTAGGCTACGAACGAGCGGTCCTTGTTCCAGAAGGGGTTGGCAATCGCCCGAAGTAGCTCGGAATCGTTGGCGTAAGTTACGATTGCTTCGACAAGTATATCATCATCGGGCGAAGAAAGCAAGTCGTCCAGCGGCCTCTTGTCCGGCATGGCCTTGACAAGCATGGACGCCGGGACCAGCCCGTGGTACTCGCAAATGAGGACCGAGTCCTCGTGCGGCATCTGGGCATCGGTGAACCGGGAAGTCAGGAGGGCCGTCTTTTCCCCCGAATACGCCCGAATGGACGCGTTCTTGAGGTAGACCCCGTCCTTCTGCATCCGCTTGACTTCGTGCAGCGGCGTGACCGTCTCGTGGGCCATGCCGAGCATCTTGTCGATCTTCTCGGTCGTCGGGTCCGGGATGAACTCGTACGGCTCCAGCGCGACCATCTCGACGCACACTTCCTTGTTGACGCCCTCGCCGTACTCGACTTCGCGCTCGTCCACGACGATCTTGCCGATGCCGGTGCCGAAGATGGCTCCGATCAGGAAGCACTTCGCCATTTCGATGGGAACGTCGTACAGTTCCAGCTTCTCCAGAAGCCGGTCACGGGCACGCGTCATTTCATCGACCTGTCCGGCGTCAGCGGCCTCTACGACGTCCTCAAGGAGGTCGAACCACTGCTCGCGGCCGAACACCGATTCCTCGATTTCGGCTACGGTGGAGTCGAGGGCCTGCATCGAGGCCGGGGTGATGATCTTGGCACGTTCCGACTTGCGGGACTTGTCCGAATCAGCCCAGATTCCGCGCCAGATGCGGTAGTACTCGTCCCACTTGTCCTTGTGCTGCGAATCGCGGAATTCCCGCCAGCGGTCAACGCGCCCCTTGACCCACGACACGATATCCTCTGTCGGGGTGGCCGGTACATCCTGCTGCTGTTCGACAACGATTGACATGGGTGGCGGCGCTTCCTTAGTAGCCAGTCACGGCGTCGAGGGGCACGTACTGGTCGGTGTAATCGAATTCGTTGATGTAGACGGCGGTCGCCATCTGGTCCACGTACGCAAGGGCGTCGATCAAGTCGTCGTGGGACCGCGTATCGGGGAAATCGCAGGCCTGCTCGATCAGCTTGTCGTTCCAGGGGCCTGGACTGAGCCGGATCTTGCCCTTCTGGGCGCGGCCCTGCAAGGCCCACTGGATACGGTCGTACTTGGACTGGTTCCGGTGCGACAGCTCGGTGACGTCGAGCCACCGGTTGAACTGGCGCATCATGTCCGTGAGGTACGGCATGACCGCCTGCTGGGCCAATCCCTTCTCGATGCCCACCTTGGAGGTCTGCACCGACTTGGCAGCGGTCAGGATCCGCAGCGCCGTCTCTCGGACGTCCCAGCGCCCGTACTGGATTTCCTTGACCCACCAGCCCTCGGGACCGACCTTGGCGACCACAATCGCGTGATCGTCGCGCCGCTCGGGCGTCTTGTCGGTCCCTTGGTTCATCTTGAAGCCGGCCAAGTCCACCGTGACCACCCACTCGCCGCTCTGCGGCTCCATCGGGTCGATCACGAAGTCATCGGCCTTGAAAATCTTGCCGCCCGACGAGCGGAAGTTGGCCTCGATTTCCTGAGCGATCAGCTCCCGGCTCATGTCCGAGGCCATCGAGGCGATTTCGCCCTTGCTGATCGCGGGGTTCGCGGCCGAGGTAAACGTGAACGCTGACCACTCGCCGGAACCCTCGCTCATGGCCCTTTCGGCCTTGCGGTAGAGTTCGTAGAAGTGGTTCTTGCCCTTCGGCGTACCGATGAACAGGGCCTTGCCCCGGGCAACGGTCAGGGCCGGACGGACGATTTCGGGCCACACGTTGTCCAGCATGTCCTTGTATTCGTCAAGGACCACGGAGGACCAAGTGAAGCCGCGCAACGAGTCCGGGTTGTCCGCGCCGAAAAGGCGCAAGCGCCTGCCATTCGGCATGACGATCAGGCCAGTGTTCTCGTACACCTGACAGGCGTGCGCGATAGGCTCGATGATCTTCTTCAGACGGGGCCAGACGTTCTTTTTCGCAGCTTCGAACGTCGGGTAGATGTAGCCCGTCTCAAACGTCGTGTCCAGCGCCACCCCGCCCCATGACTGGTCCGCGAGGGTGTCGATGGTGATGGTGGAGCCGGCGAGCGTCGTCTTACCGCTCTGGCGTCCTGCTGCCACTACCTTGAAGCGGGCCGGATGGTTGAAAACCTCCAACTGCTTCGGGTGAAGCTCAAATACCAGATCAGCCACGACCTCTCCCTTTGTTCTTGCCTCGGCCCACGGGGGGCTTCGGCTCTTTCGGCGGCGGGCCGGGGAATCCCGGCCAAGCAGGCTTTCTCCCCTGCTCTAAGGGTTCATGCCACTGACGGGGATCCACCCGTTGGCGTCGAACCTCCATTTTCCTGCAGCGGCCCCGGCGTCCTCGGAGACGGGAATGTAGTCAACCCAAGCCACAAGGCCTGTAGAGGACTCCAGTTCCTCGACCCGGACAGCACCGGAGGCGTCGTACGAATCGTTACGAGTAGGTGTTACGTCCTTGAC